ATCCCCCAACTGATAAAACGCTATTCTGTCACTTAAAAGTTTATGTACCGAATCTTTGATACTGTCTTGTACTTCACGCATACAGGCTATTCGCAGTTTTTTCATTCTTCCTAACAATAACAGGCTGTCGGCAAACGCATAACTTTTGCCGCCGCCACGACCGCCGTAATAAAGTTTATAGCGACATTTACGGCGTATCAGCGGCGCAAATATCTCCGGTATTTTCGCTATTTTGTTTGTCATTAATAAAATCCACTAAAATTTTGGTTAATTTTTCGCCGTCGCTTTCCGGTTCTTTAGCGGATTGCAACGAAGCAATTTTACATTTTAATTCTTCTGCTTTAAGTGCCAAATTGATATTTCCGTCATCAATAGCCATTTTTTGCAATTTGTTCAGCATACCGAGACTTTCCGTAAACGAGTATGCGGCAATACTTTTCTTTTTGGCCATAATTTTCTCCTCTCGTTATTACTTTAATTATATGTTGCCAACTCCTGACGCAGTTTATCCAAACGCCCTATCCACTCCCATAAATAAGGATACTCATCTGCCGTTAGGTTATCCAGCTCTTGCGCAACTCGGCTTCCGGCCGGAGGAAATTCCGGAAACATATTTGTATCACAATAACCCTTGACGCATGCGCTCAAGCAGCTCATCCCGAGTAGAATTAGGACGCGCCTGTATTTTAGCTCTTTTTCGTGCCACATATTTCACTACCTCAACTTTTTTCTCCGTAATTTCCGCCTTAACACAACTTCTGCCGTATAGATAACCGCCCAAAGCCGCCAAAACACATAAAACAATGATTAACATCGGAGTTTTCATTGTCCCCAACCTTTTAACAGATTCAAAACATCTCCCTGCAAAAATATGACCGCTGCCAAAATTATGATACCCCACGCCAGCGCATATAATTTCGGAAATCTGATAATTGTTAATATCAGCCAGCGCCAAAAACCGTAGTGTTGTTTTTTACTTTTCATTTTTACTCTCCTATTTTATATCGTTGTAAAAAAGATGATTTTTAACGGCATAACAGGGCGACTTATTTTTTGCCCACTGTGGTTTTATCTGCTTTGTATGATAAAAAAACGCCCCATTGGTAAAGTCATCAAGTTCGCCGTCTATTGCTCTTTTTGCCACAAACAGACATTCCTTAAAAATCTCGTCATCACAAGAAACTTTTTTAATTTTTTGCAAATTCGGATCATTAGGATTCCAGCAGCTGAACTGACTTTTTTTCAAACAGGTCATTGCTATACTCGGTACTTTTACACCGTTATCGTAATAATATCCGGTAAACCATTTTTTGGCCCGATAGCGGTTCATTATTACGCAAGCCACCGCTTCCATACCCTCTAACCCCTCGCCCCGAGCTTCACCGTAAATCGTGCGGGCCATAATATCTAAATCAGGCATTTTCTTTTCTCCTCTTTTGTTTATTTTCAATCAAAAATTCCAGTCTGGTTTTTATTTCGGTCAAAACGAGATTTTGTTGCGCCTGCAAAACGGCCATAGCCTCTATTTTACCGTCACTTCCTTCCAAACGTTTTTCTAAATTTTCCAGTTGTACTTCTTGTCTGGCTTTCCACTCTCCTAAACGCACAATAGCCACGATTAAGCCGATTAACGAGGTACAACCGCTTACCGTTCCCCAATCCATTTATTTCTCTCCCAACAAAAAAAGCCGACATAATGCCGACTTTTACTTTCAAGTTATTTACTGCCGTTACAAATCAAAATAGATAGTTGCATTAGTAGCTCTAAATTTGTTAGAGTAGCCGTCTAACGCCTCTATAAGCGCTTGAGCATCTGCCCTGAAATGTATCTCCGTTATACCCGTACATCCGTAAAAAGCGCCTGCTAATCCTGAAGAATGACTGCTTGTCAGTGCCGGAAAATAAACCTCTGTCAATCCGGTACATCCGTAAAAGGCATAATAAAAGCCCATTATTCCGATTTTTGTTAAAGACGCAAACTCCACACGTCCGACTAAACCCGTACTATAATAAAAAGCATAAGATAGTACATAGTCATCAATAGTCTTTACCGCATCAAAGTGGTTTTCCAAACTTCCGGAATACGGCTCTAGCTTATTATCCGAATAACTCTTTTTTATTTCAAATTTTGCCATAACTTTTCTCCACCGTTACAAATCAAAATAGATAGTTGCATTAGTAGCTCTAAATTTGTTAGAGTAGCCGTCTAACGCCTCTATAAGCGCTTGAGCATCTGCCCTGAAATGTATCTCCGTTATGCCCGTACATCCGTAAAAAGCACCTGCTAATCCTGAAGAATGACTGCTTGTCAGTGCCGGAAAATAAACCTCTGTCAATCCGGTACATCCGTAAAAGGCATAATAAAAGCCCATTATTCCGATTTTTGTTAAAGACGCAAACTCCACACGTCCGACTAAACCCGTACAATAATAAAAAGCATAATTTAAGCCGTAGTTCCCTATCTCTTTTATATCCGCATACAATTCATTAGGAAATTCTCCGGTAGCTAATGTCAGATTTCCCTCATCGTCAATCTCTCGCCAAACAAAGTAATTATCATTATCTCCACCGCTTTTTTTCCAAACAAGCGTACTACCTTTATACAGCTTACCGATACTCGTTCCGCCGACGTAGAGTTCCGATATTTTCTTATTACCTTTATACAACGTCATTTTACCTACTCCTCAGGAATTGCATACCAAATATCGGCATCGGCATCTTCCGGTAATTCGGCAACAAGCAAAAACTTATTATTAACGATTTCCGTTGTAATAAGTGTTGTTTGCTCTTTTATTGTATCTACATATTCACTCGCCGATTTTGCCGATTTTGCAGCCTCATCAGCGCTTTCTTTTGCCTGCTCGGTATAATCTTTTGCGTTTTCCTCTGTTTGTTTTACCAGATTCTCCATATACTCTTTTTTAGGCTCATAAAATGCCGATAAATCGGGCTTACTTACCGTTTCTACATAGTTACGGATTTCATCTTGCCCCGACTTAATGTATTTTAATGCCACATCTATCTGTAAATCGGCCTCATCACCGATAATAACATTCATGTTACTCATTTTCCCCCCTATTTTGTAATTTGTTGCGTAATTCTAAATGTGCCGACTTTGTTTACGTCTGACGGATATATCGTATTAATCTCCCCTGTGTCAGAAGTTACCTGTATATCGCAAGCATAATCGCCGATAGCCTTGTTTGTCATTTCCGGTGTGAGATTTAATGCTGTTTTGCCTTTTTCTATATCTACCGGCTCTCCCGTAACACTAATCAAAATTGCTCCGCTATCTTTATCGCGTACCTGCATTTCGCATTTCCAGCCCGTTAAATCAATCTCCTTGCACTCTTTTTTAAGGTGTATGTTAATGGTAAAGCTGTCGCCTTGCCGTACTTCTATCATTGTCGGTGTAATTCGTCCTGTCATCTTCTCTCTCCTTATGCTGTTCTACGCCAAACATTAACAACGTATGCCGGTGGCTGTACTGTTGAACTTTTGCCGTAAATGGAATTTGAACTACTGGCATTAAATTTAACAATATCCGTAACATCTGCACCGTAAGAATCCGAACCGGTGGCACTTGTACCAGTTCCCGATACCGAAAAAGACCCCGATGTATCCCGTACCTGTACATTGTTTTCCGCTCTACCGATACCGAACTGACCCGTAATATTCGGCAAACCTGCCTCAATGGTGGTATTTCCGTTTGAACCTGTACCTGTCCACAATGCATTCCCAGAAGATACAAGCTCCCAAGTTGAGTCGCTTATTAAAGTAGCCAGCGGACAACTTGTTTGTGTACCGATATAAACAGAACCTACCGGATATAATGTAGTAAGCATTGTTGTAATTTGCGTAGCGGTATCGCTTGTAATTGTGCTTTTCATATCGTTTAATTGTCCGTAGTTTACGGCGTCTAATTGTGCCGTACCACTGGCAACATTACGGATACTAAATCCTCCCATTTTCAAATTTCCGGTCATCGCCGAACGTCCGTCTTTCAACAAACATTGACTTAAAGCATCTGCAAAACCGTCATCTTCTTCATCATGACGATCCGAAGCAATATCAATATCATTTTGGCGATCGTCTTCCCAACAATGTATTCTCGTAAAAGTTCCGTTACTGTCAAAAGGCATGGTTATTTCTCCTCTTTATCTTTCATTACCTTATTTAATTCCGTTATCTGTTTCAGCCGTAATTCTTCCCATTTTTGAGCGTTTTGCTCTTTTTTGAGCGCATAATCATTCGCTTGTTTTTGCTTTTGCAATTCATAAAGAGCATTATTTTGCGGCGCGGCGGTTTTATCTTTTTCCGTAGTGTTCAGCGTAATTTCTATTTTGTTAAACGCATCTTCCAGTACCGCCTCAAACTGTCGGGCATTTGGCATCATTGCTACCGCACTTTCAATCATCTGCCGATACAAAGGCAGTAATGCCGGTTGCAGTGATACAATCCGAAAAGCCTGATTTATCATTTCATTAATATTATTCAGCGTTTCTAAAATACGTTTTTCCTCGGCTTCCTGACTAAAACAGGTATCCGTTTCCAAACCGATAATCATATCACGCAACTTATCGTTTTTCAGCAGATGAACGGCCTGCCATACGGTCTTTTCATCTTGTCTTTCGGTTTTACTCAAAAAAGATATTAAATTTTCCGCCGAAAACTGCTCACAAATAATTTCCGCCTTAATCTGCAACAAATCTTTCAAAAAACGCTGCATATCGTTTTGGCGGTCTTGATTACGCAAAGTACCGAAGTTTGTTTTTTGGGTTACGGCAGTTGCCGTTTCTCTCGCAACCGACATTCCGCGCATTATATCCGAAACGCCGGTTACTTCATAAATGGAATTTTTCAACACTTCCCGCCGCTCGGCCAAAGCTTTTAAGGCCACCACATACTGTTCTATCGGTGCAAAATCTATAATTCCCCTGATACCTCCGGCATCTTTCAACTTATCAAAGTCATTGAGCGAAATCAGAGTTACGTCTTTATCTAAAATGTTGGCTAATTCCGGAAACGCATTATCATAACAACCGGAAACTTTAAGCGCCTGCATTGTCAGTCGCATACGATTATTCACCCCGTCTAATTCATCTAACATACTTTTAATTTCTACATAGTCGGGTACGGGAATAATACCGTCATTTGTTAAAGTTGCCATAATCGGTTTCGGCATCGGGAAAAAACCGGATAGATGTAATGTATCTTTTTGCACGCGCAAAAAATCAACCGGATATTCCGGACTATAATGATAGATGGTTCGCGTTTTTCTATCCCATATTTCATAATCGGTAATACACTTTCCATCATTACCGTTAGCGGCAATATAATCCGCTATTTTATCGCCAAAATAAACCGCCACGTCTTCAACACTCAAAAAAGATTTATGCGCAATCCATTCCACATCTTCCCAAACGTCAACCTTTTCCATATCGGCAATAAAGGTTGTCGGATTTATATAGGCCGTTGCGGCGATTTCATTGTCTTTTACCAAAACCCCGTCACCGATTGTGCGAAAAGTCGGCAAATAACGCTCCCATAAAATTCCCATACCGGAAAGCAGAAAATCATTACGGGCATATTTAACAACACTGTCAAAATCAAACTGTTTCATATTCCACGCAAGCGCTCGCTCCAGCATTTTACAGGCCAAAACTTCTGCCTTATCACAAGTTTTATTGCACCGAACTATATACGGTTTCGGCTGCTTAAAATACATAAAAGGCTTTAGTGTTTCTACCGAAGCCCAAAAAATATTCTGCTTATTGCACTTTTTTTCGTTCCGATAATATTCGCGAATTTGCGTTACCAAATTGTGATAATCGGCATATTTTTTTTCTGCCGCATTTATTTTGCTTTCCCATTCGTCACGCAGTTTTTTTCCTGATTGCACTAATTGTTCCATTATATTCTCCCCATAAACAAAAAGCCGGTTAAAAAAACCGACCTGTCAGATATTTTGTTTTCCTTAAATATTACGCGTCATCTATGCAAAGTAGACTTTTCTCTCTAATAACGACCACCCCGTATTCTTTCAGCTCCAATTCGTCAAATTGATGAAACACGACGTGATTTCCCGGCATAACCGAAACAACGTCTTCACCAACGCTCAAAACCGTTCCGCTGTTATGACAAACATCGTCATCTAAAGCTAAAATCGGACTATGGTTTTGCAAAACGTCAGGACGAATTACAATTCTGTCTTTTATTGGTTTTAACATTACAAAATTCCCTATAAATATAAAAGGAGATTGAGCTTTCTCAACCTCCTTTTTAATAAGTTTTATCTGATTACTTTTATTCATCATAATAAATTTCTTATCACATCGGTTACCAAATGTCAAGAACTTTTTTTATTTTTTTGCAAATAAAATTTTATCAATCGGTCCAAACCTAGGCACAGCAACATTTTCTGGTGATATACACTTTGTTTGCTTAACAAACTTTGCCTAGCTGCCGTAACATCCCCTTTCAACTCTTGATCATCTATACAAACCTGTCGTATTACGCCCCAAAACTCCTGAGGAATACAACGTATTGCG